GGACAGTTCCCATCTATATGTGAAGTATTTGTTAATGCCATTAACAATCGTGTCAAGGTCTACATCGAGCAGTTTTTCTTTTTCCAGTTTATAGCTATGACTTTTTACAACTTCAAATGACCAATCATAGATGCTCTCAAAATTCAGATCAAGCAGATGTTGGACACTTCTTTTCTCTGTTCCTGTATAAAATAACAAGGCTTTATAGGGCTTACTAACTTCTTTGGTCTCTTTATCTATATCAAAGGCATAGACATGACCAAGGAAAATCGCCTTTTTAAACCCCGAGACTGTCTCGTAGACATGCCCTTGCTTTAACTCAGATCGCTTAATCGTTTTGGTGAATGTTTCTCTTTTCTCTCGCTCTTGAATACCTCGCTTATGCTCCTCTGTGCCTTCACGGATCAAACGGGTTTGTGAACCATCTTTAGCAAAACAGAAAGACCCATTCAACCGACCCCCTAATTGGATGCCAGTATTATGAATAACATCCATTAATGTTGATTCCCGCAGGTCTACATTGAACTTGTGTTTATCATGTTCTAGCACAACTTGATACGCTCTACCGCCCTCAGACCGAATTTCAAGGCTTGTAATGGTAATGTTATCAAATTTTGTATTTTCGTATTCAAAAGCTAAGGGTTCAGCATGAGCGTCATAACGCCTTGACCATGACTTAGCGGTATCATGATTTGCCGATGAATCCACAGGAAACGCATGATAAATGCCATCTTCTTCATCCCTACAATACAGTGTAATGTATTTGGGTACAATCATTCCTATCTCCTCCTTTTACTCAAGTATAACATAGGACTGTAACTCAGTCAATAAAATAGAGGACAAATATTTTGTCCTCTTAATACCCTCTTGTAAAAATATCTGTGGATTTTGGCACATGGTTCTCTACTGTGGTGTAGTTGAACGCATTTTCCTGAACGTTAAGAATAAACGGTTCAAGCACATGTTCTAACCCTACCATTGAATAGACACTTGACTGACTATAGTGATCGTCGCCGCGGTTGGTAATAATCTGGTATATCTCCCCTGTTACATCGTCCTCTTCATCTCGAATGATAACGTTTTTCCAGTGAGACGTATAAAGATCGAGGTCTCTATCCTTAGTATTGTAAAACCCTAGTCTGTGCATCTTCATATCACTGATATGACGTTTGTTTTGGGTTAACTTATCAACAGTCACCATTGACCTTCCTTCGTTCCACAGAGGCTGAATTTGCCCGTTAGAGCGAGGGTTAGGGTTTACCTTGACTCCGTAAACTTTACCTGCTCCAAAATATTCTTGGAGTTTGTACACATAGTTCCCCGAGTCTCCTATATCGGCACAGATAATATCAGGGCTGTATGGAACCAATAGATTAATGATTTTTTCCAAGTCGGCTTCGATATTTGCAACACCTCGGGAACGTTCCACATTAAAAATGCGGATAATATCCACCATACCGTTGTCTCGAAACCCTCTAACTACGATCCAATGAAAATTTCCCCAATCTATACCAACAGAAATGAACCGATAATTGCCACGATTAAAAAGAGGTTGTGGGACATCTTCACGCATATGGTCATAAATATCCTTGTCTTGTACAGCAAGGGCAATATCTTGGAACGGATAACCAAGGATATAGTTATAGAAATGTTGCTTTGATTTAGCTTCAAGCTCTTTACGTTTTAATTGATCAGCACTAATTCCGACAAAATTCATTTGTGTGATTAGGTAACCACGGGTACCTTGATTATTAAGCGTTCTATCAGGAAAACGAGCAACCCACTCCCCGTTATACCATCGATCCAAGGGCTTTTTACAATGTTGACAAATAAAACGAAATGTTCCGTCTTTAACTGTCTTAGCGAGAATGTCAATGCCTTCTTCATCCAGACACTCGATATTTAATTCATAATCCATTTGTTGTCTATGCCCACATCTGTCGCATTTGTGCATATAAACAAACTGATCGGATCGGTCATAGAGGTCATGGATGCCATAATTTGGTGTTGTCTATTCTACCGTAGCTTTCGCTATACTTTAACACTGATTGAACAGTCGGAATGGACTATATCATAACCCTAACATTTGGTTTAGGGTTCTCTGCTTTACGGTTTATAAGTAACTAAGGATAACTTCTTTTATTTTCTCCTCAGAGTAGGTGTAAGGTATTCTAAGGAGGCTAATGCCATTAAGTTCAGCATACTTATTTTTTAAGCCATCTCTTCTTCTTTGATCTGAAAGTTTCTTTGCTCCCCCGAAATACTGTACTTCTTTGAAATGTTGTATACCATCATATTCAATCAGGAGGTTGTATGTAGGGAGAAAGAAGTCAAAAGGCAACTTTTTATGATTAACTTTTAAGTCATCGAAAGATTTTTGAATTTCATAGCATACCTTGGCTTCATCTAGTATATGACGAACAAGTCGCTCCCCCTTTGACTGTTTGCAAAAAGGGCACCGATTTCCTCGTAAAAAATCTTTAGGGGTAACAGGATACTCTTGCCCACAGTCAATATGCTTTATAGTAACTGGGATACGATTATTTACATATGCCGATAAAAGAACGAACTCACCATCCGACAGTTCATCTACTTCTACACTGAACTGTTCAGTTGTTTTTGTTTTGTTTCCAAAACACTCAGGACAGCCCTTACCTTGAAGAAAGGAGTGAGGTGTTACCCTATAAATAGTGCCACACTCGTTGTGTCTGACTGCTATTTTGTTATGAGTTCTTTTATATGGTTCTAATTGAGTATATCTGCCTTTTGATATGCTATTAAACTCTTCCTCGAAAACCTTCGGTTGCTTAATATTCCATTGACACTTACACCTTGAGTTATCATAAAAGAAATGATTAGGTGTGACACTATAAACTTCCCCACAAACTGAGTGTAGTAAATCAACCTTAGCTGACCCTCTAGTATAGTTGGATATTAAAGTGTACTCGTCACCTACTGCATCATACAGCTTTTTCTTAACCATTTCATTCGTTACTTTCTTAGCCATTTAACTAACCACCTATGTATGTTATACTCTTATTATACCATACTTTGGAACCGTGGGTAGTTAAAAAGCGATATAAACCTCTTATCTAGTTCTCACTATACCCTTTTGTATAGCTACCTAGAAATTTAGTCTCTAGCCATTTACAGCTTTTGATAGCTGATTTAGGACGGGATTCCCACTATCCGTTAGGACTACAGGGTTTCTTACCAGTCTATTCTTTATTCGACTTGCCCGTTTAACAGAGTTTTCGGAGTAAGTTACCTTACTAAGCCCCACAGGTTATCGTAGGGGTTGACCATCGTCTTAATATATGGAATTGTGAAGAAGTCATAGACTCTGTGGCTGAAATCTCAGCGGAAGGAGCCACTCGGTCATACTCATCCATTGACAAATAGTCAATATCTATCCCTTCTACCGATGCACCTTTCGAAGACGAACGGAATAAAAGGAAACTGTTTCTGATCTTTTTCTTTTTTAGTGAGTCTACGTTTTTGTCGGATATAGAGGCATAATAACCCTGTTCAAGTAATGGGTTTAATCGTGTTCCTACAAATTCTTCCATTTGCCAAATTGTTCAATAAGGGTCGCTAATCCTTATCCGTCTTCTCAGACAGCTATATGTTTACATATAGAGCAGACTATATCATTACCTCTAATTGAGGTACTCCCCGTTTCCACTCGCTTGAGTGTACGCCTCTCGGCTAGTCGTTGAACCTTACTCTTGATAAGAGTCTTGGCTTCTGATTGCCCTCATCTTTACATGTTAGGGGTTTCCAGAAATTAAAGGAGTTTTACAACCGCCAGTATGTTAACGGTTGGTCGGGAACGTATACAAACACTTGACCCCGGCATAACTATGTGTATCAGCAAAGTGTAGCATCTCCCCCACACCTAACTCAGAGAGCCCCAATTGCCTCGATTTAATTGTCGCTTTATTAGGATGGGTGTCGTTAATAATCTGAGTTTGCCAAGGGCGGTGTGCTTGTGCCCGAGTTGAGTCCCGCCCACTCACATGAAAGGTAATGGGGTGATTTTTTACTTTGTGGTGCTTTAGCATATACGAGGAGGGGTTAAGCATAGTGAGTATGTAATTAAGTTCCTCTTTTGTAATCTTTGTGCGACCAAAGGTTTGTTTCGCTACATTCTGTATTAATTTTCCATCTATGTTATTCATCAGAAAGTTCCCTCATTTGCATTGTTCTGAGCAATGTCTAACTGTCGTATCAACTCAGCAACATCCTCGTTTGACATATCCTCGACATCTAAAAGCCCTTCGTCACTGACTGAAATGACACCTTCACCGACTTTATCTTCGAGTACTTTGTCTTGTTTCATACTCAGTTCTGGGAGTGTAGCCGACCCGCCACTACCTTCCATTGCTTCACTAATCCCATTAATTTCTTTATAAACACTTAGTATTCTTACAAAATCTGACATATTATCTACAGGTATCTCACCTGTATCGATCCGCTGAATAAACTGCTTAAGTGATTTAGACGCAGCCATATTGATTAAATCTCGAAACTCTTCTTCACTCGAAAAATTGGTTTTTTTCTTTTTGAGTTTATTCTGAATGTTTTCTGACATGGACATCTTCAAGTTCCCCTTTCTGACGGAGTGTTCGATAACAAGAGTTTACATTCTCACAAATATCCACGATAAAAAAGTCGTTCAAGTGAATATGAAAATGTGGGTGACTGACCACATACCTGTTCTCATGAAGAATAAGAGAAGATAAGGGGCGACTACATACTACACACAATCGGGGTGTATGCACTCGTTTGTCCCCTTTCTTAAAGAGATTGTACTTTTCAGCTAAATGGAAAAGTTTCCTTCGTTTTTCAACGATCTCCCGTTTAGTCTTCAAAGTCGTCCAGCCCCTCAAAGCCCTCTTCATCTTCAAGTTCGGTTTCCGTCATCATTTTTGGAAAATTTTCGTTTAAATATTGGTTATAGGCTTCTAACTTTTCTTCAAGAAATTTATCCTCATCGAAATTTTCATCCATCAAGACAGCCCCATAAAGGTAAGGAAGTTCTAAAATAACGCCTCCGATAATCTCTATAAGTACGTCTTCCGTAAAACTAATCCCGTACTTAATAAAGAGGGAGATCAAGTAGTCTTCGTTTTTTGTATGTAAATGCTTAATAATATCTTCTTCTTTTTGTTCTAACTCACTTTGAAGATAGGCATATTCATAAGCAATATGTGTGGCTGTTAACGTAATTATCGTTTCGACATCAGCTATAAGATCAATAACAAAATCAGCATCTGGGTATTTTTTATCATTTTCTCGAAGAAGAGGCGTGATAAACTTGGAGTTCGAAATCACAAGAGGCGTAACATCTTGTACCGCAAAATCCTGAGTTATGGCTATGTATCTGTCCAATTCGTGCTCTTTAAGCCCAAACATTGTTACACCAACTCTCAATATCATTTATGTGAAGGGTAATCGTATTTCTTTAAAACAGCATTATTCACCTGCTTTAATTTCCTTTCTGCTTTCTTTCTTCGCCTACCAAGAAAAAAGTCGTAGATCACAACGACTATAGTCGCAGTTACTATACCTGAAAGGATATAAATGAGTTGTGGATGTTGAGAAAATATATGGTGACGAACCATTGCTTTCACAACAAATGTCACAGTAAATTCCATAATAAGGATAATAACAAACTTAATAAACCGATGATCTATATGTCGAAACATCTGTTACACTCCCTTTTAGAGTAATATAAGGGATATTCACTTACAAAGTCCTATATTAATATAGATTAGAGAACGGGGGACTCAAAAGTGGTTTATCTGTCCTTAGCCGTAGCGTCAATTACATATATTCTTCTAGCGTATATTGCTTATCTTATTACTCCTGCACTACATAGTGGTATTACAGCAAAGCAGGTTAGACTAATCTTAGTGATCTTAGCCTACTTCTGTGTATGTTATATCTCTATTATAGCAGATATGTTCCTGCTAACGAGATCAATGTACCTATATCTTATACTTAAAAACGGGTTGCTTGTCCTGTTTGCAACCGTTTCTTTCATTCCAATCTTTTTGGGAAGGAGACTATTTTGTTGTGCCAATCGCAGAAAATAAATACCATAGTACCGTTAAAGTTGAGTTTAGAGACCTTATTGAAAATATGATTAACAGTAACAGAAAGGTATTTCATGTGTATTCCATTCACCGTTTACTTTCACTAGGATTGCTCATCGACTTTACCTTTAGGTATGTTACACCCCCATCGAAGAATAATAACGACATCTTTATTGAGCTCGATCTGAAAGAGTACGGGAATGTTTTGTTTAATCTCAATACTGTATCTAATTATGGCGGTATTGCTAACACAAAAAGTATGGAAGTGTTAAATTATTTTTTAGATAACTATAAACCTTGTCAGGATAAGCCGAAAAAGAGGGGTTTATTTGATAACTAAAGGGAAGGTGGGGTTTGAGTGACCGAAAATAATATTGAATTAATTGAAAAACTTCAGGCTATTGAATATGCCCTTCAGCAAGACCGACAGTCTTCAGCAGAACTTCGATCTGTTGTGAATAGCTTACGGAGTATTGTCCAATCCCTTGATAAAGATGTAGCTATTCAGTCGGAAAAAATATCCCACTTAGTTTATAGGATCGAACAACTACAGCTGGAATTGACCGCAATTGAAGCAAAGGGAGATAAAAATTCTGATAAGCATAGGCAGTTAGTGGAAAACGCTCTGATGGCGTTTCTCGGGGGATTAATCACATATGTCTTTAGCTTAATAAAGTAAAATGAAAGGATGACACTTAATGACTCAAACCGTTAAAGTAACGATGATTGATAGCTCTGTATGGTATGTAGATAACAGCGAATTCACTGTAGCAGGTATTACGACTCCTCCTGATTCGGTTATTGGTAACTATATCAAGGGTAGCCGAGGACCAATGCTAAAAGCAAACTCCGCTGTAAATGGCACGGGAACAGAGACGTATCTTAACCCACATCTCATTGTAAGAATGGATGTCACATATAGCTAAGAAATTTCGACCAGACATGTTCTGGTCTTTTTTAATGTCTTGATTCCAAATCCTTAATCTCTTCTGGTGTCAAGTCTCTAAACAAGTCGCTGTACTGTTTACCGAAAATTTCCTCTAAATTTAAAATTTGTTCATGTCTAGGATATTTTTTCCCATTCTCCCAGTAGCTTACTGTAGAGAAGTTAACACCTAAACGTTCCGCTAAACTGTAGATGGTAAACCCTTTATCTGTTCGATATTTTTTCAGGCGTTTCGGTACTGTCTGTTTCTTCGCTGTTTTCACCTGATGTTCCTCTCCTTTGCTTATTTCTTTTGTTTTGTTTTCTGACTCATTATTCTTTGTCATAAGTATTCCCCCTGAATATGATTTTTATATCGTTGACCTCATAATAACAGTTTATTGATTATGTGTCAATACTATTCCTAAATTTTTTTTTTTAAAAAGAAAACTGTCACATTTTAATCCCTTGTCCTGTAAGGGTTTCTGACTAATTGTTCTAATTCTTTGTCTTATTTTATTTTATCCCTTCTGTATATATAGTTATTTAATTATTTATAAATTATTAAAGATATATAAAAAAGAATATATACTACTTAGATAAAAAATAATAAGACAGTTATTAGTCAGGATTAGCTATAAACCCTTTTGTATCAAGGGTTAAAAATAGGACATAAACTGTTTTACTCAGGATTATCCTAAATTATTACAGTCAAGCAAAAGGAATTTTATGTAAGTTGAGTCAGAAAAACTTATCCTGAGTCTCTTTAGCTAAAATGGGACAAAAAAGCTATGTTTATGTCTTATTTTATTCTCCTGACTCATCCTCTAAATTCTTTTAATCCTTTACTGACAAAGATATTCTGACTATTCTTTTGTCTTTTTTACTTAAATTTTAATACGACAAAAAAGGTATATTTTTGTCTTATTTTATTTTATCTGTTTCGTATATAAGTAATTAATAATTATAATAACTAATTTATTATCTATATTTATTTCACAAATATATTATTTAAGAAGGATGCCTCTTTTTACATAAAATGGAAATATCATAAATCTCTTGACTCAAAATCCAAAAACATGATACAATCTGTTCAGGTAGAAGCTAATACCTCTTCTGCCTAAGTTCACTTAACACTTGTTCCCTTCGAGTGTTACCCCTAGCAGAGGAGCCTCTAGTCAAGGCTCCTCATTTTTTTTTGTCTGTTATATTATATGTTCAGACTAATTTTACAGGGGGACTTGAAGTGGGGAATACACTCGCTAAGGTTATGACAACCGCAATGGCAACATGGACGTTCATCGGAACGATTCTTGTTTTATGCCTTTTAGAAATTCTTGGGAATCTGTGGGGATGGTTTCATTTTGACCCGACCATGCTCGTCTTAAATACGATACTTTCTTTATGGGCAGCGGTACAAGGGTCGATTATCATGATCAATCAAAACCTTGCTGACAAGGATAGAGATGCTATGTTAGGACTTATCATTCAACTGAACCAACAAATTATGGCACATGAAGAATCTGTTCAAGCAAGTACTGAGAGTATTTTAGCCCTAGAAGAAGCTATAAAAAAATCTCTTGAAAAAAAAAAATTTGACTAAGTAGGTTTACAAAGTTACAGAGTGTGTTATAATGTATTCATCCCGCTCCCAAACGGTGGTTGTCGTTCTTCACTTTTTACAGTGGATAGACACCGAAACCTTTGAATTTTAATTCGAACATTTCCTGATGTTCGCTTGTAGCCGACAGAACGTACTACCTCGTCCCTGTGGGGAGAACACTAGCAGGGTGAAATTCCCTTATTGGTAGGTGACAGTCGGTGAGGGGAGTTACTCAAGAGATGCCACAGGTGAGAGTAACTCGTTGTAGGAGATGCGGTTGAGTGAGGGCACCTACGCAAGCTCCCCCAAGAGTCCACATCGAAGGGGAGTCTTAAAGTAACCGCCTTGTGCCTCCTGTATCAGGCTTAAGGATCGAAAACAAGGCTAACCGATATTCCTAACAAGTGCTATTAATCCTAAGGCGATACACCTGACACGAGGATTTC